ATATTCCAGTTCAGAAGAAATAACGCACCATCTTCCCGTATCGCATAATCGCCTTTATAAATCTCAACATTATGTTCAACCTTAAAGTTCGTACTCATATCTGAGTTACCGATCTTAGACTTCCAGTCGATAGGAGTCTGCTGCGCTCTGATCCGATATGGTTCTTCCGGCTTGTTATACCAGTCGTGTATAATATCGAACCACCAGTTTACATAAGGCTTATCTTCATAAAGTTCGTTATGCCAATCCGAGTACAGAGTAGCAGGATCTCTGAACCTACGATTAGTTTTTATTTGAGGATTTGGACGTAAGGCTTCATCGTCGAAAGAATCCGCAGACTCAACTTCGCTTTTCCTCTTGTTCAAGATACGTCCCATCGCCAACACCCCCGTATACAATACACTGCGGAAGTCGGCCAACTTCTCCTGCTTTATCCAAAAGCTTGTGTTTGATCTTGGCAAATCTAGCCCAGGTCTCGTCTGCCCATTTCTCTTTTGGCAGACCACCCGTTGCTTCATAGACAAGATCTTCAACATCAGTAATCATCCGCATCATATCATTTCTGATCATTTGCGTATATTCATCAAGACTGTACATATAGTCTGCAACAGGCATCAGTTTTTCATTGCGGTATACAATATGTACACTCAAGTTCTTTTTCTCTTCCATTTTCCTACCGCCTCTTCCCTTACAGCATGTTGTACCTAGTCATCTTATGCCACATCTGGGTCTGTTCAGAACGTGCGAGATTCAGCATTTCAGTTACATTCTTGAACGGCTTGTCTCCGTTCGTAAGACTCATAGCGTCTGTGGTATAGCTCTCTGTCTCACTCAGATCTCCCCTGACTTTATCAAGGAAATATAACTGAGCGGTCGCAAGAATATACCGCTGTTCGTCAAGCATAAAGTCTGCTTTGAAATACTGAGGTTTCCCATCTTCATCGAGAACAACAAGATCTTCAGAATATTCCGCAGATTTCCCAGCCATGACATAGAAATGCTCAATCGCATCCAGAATAAAGTCGCACATATCATCCAGGTCTAAATCTTCTGGAACTTCCTGCCATTCGATTCGGTTGACAAGTTTCTTTGTCTACTTAATCAGATCTGTCATTCTCTTTCGCTCCTTTATTCTCCGCCGTGGAGTTTCGCATCAACGACTTTCATCTTGCTTGCGGGAAGATCCATTTCAGTAGCGATCCGTTCGATCCTACTAAACAGAACCCGGTCAAACTCGATTTCGTCGAGCCACTTCTTGACATTAGCAGCAGAAGCCCGGAGATGCTTCCTGATATCATCGTCATCCATGAACACAGGATTCTCTTCCATAACAATACCGCTGCCCTCAAGAATCTCTTTGGCTTCTTCGGGATTTTCAATAGTCAGATGATTGGAAGAAAAAACAGAACAGATAGAAGACAGATAATCAATCTCATCCTTAGTCATCGGAAGAAAAGATCCCGCCTTAATCAGTCGTTCTTTTTCATCAAGCATTTTGACAGCAATATCAAAAGTTGTGTTATTCCGCACACGAATTTTATCACTATTCATTTCCTTCACTCCTCTAAAGAAGAGAGGACTGCCGAGGGAAACTCAGCAGTCCCCGTAGTATTAACTTAGTTGGACAGATCCTTGTACACGGACATATAGGGCTGTTCGCCATACACGAAACCGCAACCAAATTCCTGATCCAGACGGATTTCCCAAGTGAGATCGTCGATGTGACGAGCTTCCATAGACTGCACCGGACCCTTGGTAAAGACCTTGAGCGGACGCATATCAGCAGAAGCAGCGGTCGGGAAGATGAACATAACCTTGGGATCAAGGACAGTCTCAGAGATGCTGCCATCCTTATAGGGGTTCATCATCGTAGCCACGTCAGCACCAAGATAACGACCAATGTAGCCGTTCTGGTTCTGTTCAAGGATAATGTTGTCAGCGAACTGCTGGGTAGCGGGATTCTCGACAGTCTTGAAGCCAGTCAGTTCAGCAAGCTGCTGAGTGGTCTCAATATCGCCAACGATACCTACGCCACCGTAACGCATCCAGTGACGAATCAGAGGATCGATACCAGACTTCAGGACACCAGAGCCTTCAGCATAGAAGGGAGAACCTGCGGTCAGAGTGCCAGTCCTGTTGTAGTTGGCTTCGAGAACTTCACGGATATAGCCGAGCTTGGCGTTCTCCATCTTCACGGCAGCATCAGACACAAGATCAGCCATCTTAACCACACCACGATTGATGTCGGCAATCGTCATGAAAGGACGAGCGGACACAGTCAGGGAGTCAAGAGTGACGGTCTTGTGAGCGATACGGCTACGAGGAGTCGTAGAACCCATAGCCTGGATATAAGCCTGAATGCCTTCCAGACCAACAGTAAACTTAGGAGTGTCATTCACGCCCAGAACCTTATAGTCAGCAATGCGATTCAGGAAATCGCTCATAGGCTTAACCAGTTCGTCCACAGAGAAACCAACCAGCTGAGCCAGTGCATGCATATTCATGGGATTGGGATCTTCCGCAATCACCTGAAGCTATTTATTCAGCTTATCTAAATCACCAGAGTCAACACGTTCCTTGCGGGTCTCTGCGACCATAATCTTTACCGCAGGATCGTCACGACGGATAATAATATCAGACATATATTTTCACCTCGATATTGTTTTGTTAATTATTAAGCCTTGGCAACAGTACCACCAGCGACGGGCTTCATCTTATCGCCGGCTTCGACGGTGTCGTACAGGGCCTTGTCGACACTCATGTAAACCATATCGCCCTTGACAGGCTGACGCATCTTCACATACTTGCCAGCGGCAACGGCATACTTGGTCTCATCATATTCCAGAGTGTCATCAACTTGCCAGTCATTCTCCGTGAACCAGAGATTCTCAGCATTATTAACAAGAACATTCATAGCGAGGAAATACAGACCCCACTGATAATACTTGTTCTCCATACGCATAACGCACTTAGCTGCGTCAGTGTTGTCTCCGGCTTCAAGCTTTGCAACCTTGTTCTCATCGTTGATCTTTACGAATACGCCATTCTCAAGCGTTTCAGCTGCGACATGATGACCATCATATACGTGACCATCCTATCTTTTCATAAATCCAGCCATAGTGTTTCACCTCATTCTTTTATTTACCGTCCAGAAATAATTCCACCGAAAGTCATATCATCAATAATCCCAGCATAACTGGAAAAGATTTGACCAACGGGATTGGACTGATCTTTATTTTCAGATTCTTCTGTAGCCTTCTTGGCAGCCTGTGCCACTGCTACACTGAGATCTGCAAGCTTCTCATAATCCAGAGAAGCAATCGCCGATTTAACCTCTTCATCTTCAACATTCAGCCCCATAGTTTCCGCATAGACAGTAGCCTTATTCAGCTTCTGATCATGCTCCATCTTCTGGGCGGCTTCTTTATATTGATTCAGTTCGGCTTGAATTGCATCATAGTCTTTGACCTTCTCCTGAAGACTTGCGATCATAGACTCTTGTTCCGCAATCGTTTCCTGCATCCGAGTAATACGAGTCACGTAAGTTTCCTCGACTGTTTCGATAACCCGATTCATTTCAGGGGGTCTATCACTGGCTTCTTCAGCTTTGGCTTCTTCCTTATTTTCTTCGGGAGTCTCTTCTTTCTTCTCGTCCTCATTAGCAGGGGCTTCCTCTGCGGAAGCTTCTTCTTTCTTCTGCTCTTCCGTATTGTCTTCAGGCTTTACCTCTTCGCCTTTTTCGTCAACGGCAGCATTAGCTTCAGCAGCCACATTGGGTTCGTCTTCAAAATCAGATACACGCTCAACAGTCTGTTCACTTGCGGTGTCTATCATTACTTCTTCGACAGTAGAAGCATTCGCTTCATTCACTTTGTCCATTTCTTCGTTCACCTCGTTTGTATCTGTCCCAGACTTCTCTACTGTTTCGCTGATAATTTGAGTCGGTTCAGTATTGTCCGTAAGCTCCGCTTCTGCTTCCGCAACCTAATCAAGAGCAACCGCTTCAGGATATGCGGGTACAGAGACGATTGCCATCCCGTTTAACGTATTTGTTTCTGCGGCATCTACATACATAACTTTGCCGTCATAAATAACGTGATCGGGATCATACGTCAACTCAAAGGAAAAGCATAAAATTCCTTTGTCATACATTTCCTTCACTGCTGCACAGATATCGGATTCTCTTTTCGGAATTCTAACTTCTCCGTATAAACATGTGCCAAACTCATCCTTTACCTTTTCAAAAGAATTGAGAGCGAAACTCCCAATCTGGTCAGTCCCGAAAGTATGTGTAATACGATTAAACTTATGTCCAAGCTGCTCGTACCTTCCGGCCTAAAGATTCATCTTATCTGCGTACAAAGGAGTGCAGTCATATTTCTCAGGGTTCGCAACAATCTCGTCAATAAATGCTTCTGTAACACCCTGGTCATTTCTGTTCCCGTTCGTAGACTACATACGCATCTTCACTGACATGAATTGGTTATTAGTCTGCTGTTCGGCCAGCAAAACATCAGAAGCCAGAACAAACATACTATTCCGACTATCCATTTGCTGTCACATTCCTTTCCTTCTCACCTAAAATAATAGGCGGTCTTATTTTTCGGTAAGATGGAATTTATACTTCTAAGGGAGTATAACTCGCCTTTAAAAATATCTTATGTCTGCGCTTCAGAACCTGACGGGTTCGAAGGCTTGGGCTGTCTCCCGGTCTGAGACTTAGCGGGATCACTTGTGCGCTCGTTATAGTCTTCAGTCGGTCTGCCTCTTGGATTATCCTCATCTGAGTCGTTATTTTTAGTACGAGATTTGCGGTAGTAAGTCTTACCGTTGCGACGATAAGCCTCATAACCTTCCCTGTTTTCTGGCTCATTATTTACCGACTCAGTCGTATTATCGGAAGGAGTCTCAACTAAAGTGGGATCAACTAATACTTCGTCAACCCCGGTTCGCTTCTCTTCCTTCCTGCGCTCCACTTCCTGATCAATGTCAAAGCCATGAGTCTGAAGCAGAGTCTTCTTGGAGATGACTCCTTTGTCATAGAGCTTCGTGCAGATTTCCTGGAACTGCTTTGTACCAGCAAGATCTACAGGCGGGAAAGTAAACTGAGGGATCTGATCGGGTGCACTGTGAGGAATAGCAGTGAAGCCACGCTCGTTCAGTCTCTCATTTATCTTGTTCATAATCTCGCAGAACTTATCTCGTGCTTTCCTGATACGAATTGCAGCAGTCTGCATGGAAACCTGAGCCGTAGCAAATGTCGCACTGGTTGTGGTCTGTCCGCTCACGATAATCTCAGAGATACCACCCGCAGAAAGAATCTGTGAGTTGACACTGTTATACTTATCAAAGTGGAAGATCTCATCCTAGTCCGGCTGCTTGAACTCAGCGGTTGCCCATGAGTTAGTTACCGCAAGAGCAGATCCTTGCATAGCCCGTTTGAATGTCTCGAATACTTTACCCTACTGTTCCTTGTTCGGAAGCACGTCCCCGTCAGGGTCTCCGTACTTAACATGAAGGAAGCTTCGAGTACCGAGCTTTAAGTTGCTGTCTTCCCAGTCGCTAATAATTGACTTCTTTTTCAGCGGGAGAAGACACGCAGCGATCATCGGAATCGCATATCTCATCCAGTCTTCCTTAGTGTCCTGAAAGGTGAATGTGTTATGCGGATTCAGCTGAACGAATTTCTTTCCGTCCCTGACACCCTCTGCGATTTCCGGGGGATAACCCGCAAGTCTCAGATTAATGTCACTGTCTTTCAGATAATTTTCCGCAGATAAATTACTGCGCTGTAACCCAAGATTAGCCAGAAGCTTAGTGCAGTCGAATTCAAGCATAGGCTCGAAATCAACTGCGATATTTGCAATCCTGATATATTCAGGGGGAAGTGTAATCTAACGACCATCACTAAACTAATAAATATATACATTAGCGTACTTGTGGTACTGGTAGAAGATACTCTCCATCT